TACCAGTAGTCTGATTAAACTCGATTGGCGTAGTTGCTAGAGAAGACACGACGTCGCTTCGATCCTTAAACTCAGCTGTGCCGTCTGGACGAATAAAGAATGCGCCTTGCTCTGTAAACTCTGCAACCTGTATGGCTGAAAGGCTAGAACGTGGAGTGTTGGGATCAGCTTGGCAAGTTGTAGAGCCTGTGTCAATGACGCGCAAACTTGCAGGAAAATCGACCTGATTGAGAATCTTACCTATGCGAATGCCGGTGGTCTGACCAGCTCCTGAATCTGTAATTGTCTTGACGTTAGCCATAGCCAATAGACGAAAGGCGTCAGAGCAGAGAATGTCGACGTAACCTGTCTCCTGTCCTATTGGATAATAGTATTTATAATCTTGCACATAACCTGAAAATAGAAAATTCTGAGTCGTTGCAGTAGTTGCAGCTACACGGATCTTGCGAAGTGGAGTTAGGAAGCCGAAGTAAGGGCTCGATGTATTTTGAGGGTTAAAGTTAGAGTCAGGATCTAAAACTCGGACTGTGCAACTGCCAGCCTCGTAGGTATCACGCATGATATTGCGGCCACGTCTGATCGTAATCTGCCGAGTAACGCTACTGAGATCGACGACAGGCTCCTGAACCGCACTAGCTGCGAATTGAGATGTACCGATTACGCCATTTATCGCGTCGCCAATGATAAAGCCAGTAAAGCCAAAGGTAGCACCTTGGCTAAAGTCAAAGGAGACTGAGATAGTGGCTGGAAGGGTCATCCCTCGTCTACCCTCGTTCCAAATCTAGCCGTACGATTCACGCCAATAAATGATCCTGAAAGAGATTGATTGGTCTGCTGTTGAGTAATGACTGCCGCTACTGCTTCGCCTGCAACTTCGACTTTGACATTGACGACAGGCGCTGGATTGACTCCTGCAACGACGCCAGCAGGCAAGCCACCTTGTTGCCCGAAGGTTGGTGGCATTGCATAAGCAGGCGGTACGAAATTAGGTACGGGCGTGCCTAGCATGTTTCCACCAAAATCAAGTTTAGGTACTGACCATTCTGAGAAAGGATTAGGCGCTTTAGGAGTAGCAAGCAAGGCTAGACGTAACTCGTTATTACGCTTGATTGCTGTGTCTAATTGATCAGACAACTGGGTGGCTAGGGTTGCATTGCCATCGAGGATAGCCTTCTGTAATTGTAGCGATAGCCGATCAGTCTCGCTGATCTTGCCCTTTAAGGCTGCCTCAATACCAATTGCTTCTAGGTTAAGAGTCTTAGACGCCTTCTGTAAGGCTAGGGACTTTTTCTGTGTGTCCAAAGTTTTCTTCTGTAGTGCTGCTAATTCCTTAGCACGCTTGGCTGCTGCCGCTTCTGCCGCTTTACGAGCTGCATCATTAGGGTCGATGAAAGTACCACCTAAAGCAGATGATGGATATCCGCCCATTCCTGCAGCGCCTCGCGCATCTGCTCCTAATTTATTAAAATAATCAAAAGTCTGAAAAACTATTCCAGCTTGACCGCTAAGATATTTTCTAAAAAAGTCTTGATTTTTTGTAATAAAATCTAAACCAGGAATCGCTTTTATTTTATCGATCAAAACTGCAAGACCGTAGATAGCATCTGAGACATAAGTAGCAAAATCTTGCATAGAATCGGCTAAAGGCTGAATACTGTTTCCTTCACCTGCAAGCAATGAAAGGCTATCAACTAGACCCTTGCCAATAGTTTCTTGAGCCTCGCCTGCTGCTGTTGAAAGAATCTGCATCTTGCCTGCATAAGTTTCCAGATAGACAGCGTTAGCGCCTGAGAATTGCTTAGTAAGTCTTTCCTGTACATCAGCAAAGCTCATGGTCTTTAGTTCAGCCTGAGAGATACCTAGGGAATACTTACGAAGACCTCGAGTCTGGCCAACATAGGCCATGCTTAAGTCATTGACTACTGTCTCAAAATCAACGCCAGATCCTCGTGATACATCTAGGGCTTGCGTAAGCAACGCTGTTGATTTAGATACTGATCCAGTTGTCTGCAATAGTTTCTGCATCGATGGGCGAAGTTGATCATCTGTAACGCCGGAAGCGCGAGATAACTGCGCGATAAATTCTTCAATGCGTGGAGTCTCAAAGGCTAGGCCTAGATTCTTGACAGATTGGGCAAGGCGAGTCGCTGCTTGCTCATCTTCAATGAATGCCTTTGCTGCATTCTTGGCAAACTTGAGAAGCTGCGTGGCTCCAAAGGTTGCAGCTAAAGTGCTACCTAATCTTTTTACACTTTTATCAAGCGTGCTAGTTGCCTTGCCAGCATCCTTAAAGGCTTTCTGACCCTTAAACTCACCGATAATCGGTATGCGTAACTCAGCCATTAGATACCTCTCGCGTTAAACTTAGCGGCAGCCGTTTCAAGCGCCTTAATAATTGCAGCCTTAGCCTTGCCTTGATCTTGATCATAAGCCTTAAACATTGCGCGGCCTTGCATCTTGCGACTGCCTGCAAATGTGCCTGAGAATCGTGGGCTAAAGTTGCCAGTGATTCCAGACTTCCGTCCGGCAGTTTCTACAATTGCGCCTGCCGCTGTTTTATTGTGGATTGATACTGTCTGCACCCATCCTTGGCGATTAGGCTTAGTAGGTGTCAATTTATAACCTACGCCGCGTCGAGCCTCAGCTGCGTCGTACATCGGGAACTTAGCAGTCTTCACTTCATGCTTTACGAATCCAGATGGAGCGTCAGCATTAGATGGCAGAAATCCCCTAGCCTTTTTAATCAAGGGCTTAAGGAATCCGACCATCTCCTCACGCGTTTCTTTATCGAGATCAGGCGAAAACTTCTTTAGGGCTTTGCGAAGCTCGTTAGCGCCTTTTAGCTCTGTAGGCATCCGCTTGCTCCTTTGCTCTATCCTTCAACGCTTTGAGTAACATCTGGAGCATTGATGGATCTAAATCAATTAAGTATTGTGGAGGGATAGCCGTCTCAATGCTCAAGCGAGCGATGAGATAGTGGATGCTATCCCTGCCTAGGCCAAAGGGTCAGACTCTGCAACCTCTACACTCTTAAGAGTTTCGAGAAAGTCTGCGCCAATGGCTTGACTGTGACTCCACTTAGTCGAAGGCCTTCCCATGCAAGCCAATAGACATCGGACTGCTTTTCATCATCGCGGAACGCTTTGTGAAATCCCTTTTTAGCATATAGCTCGAACGCGTACTCCAATCGAGGTGTGATCTCGATATCGGTGACGCTGTTGTCTGCCATCGTGACTATTAACTTTGCCATGCTGTGCCCCTTTGTTTAGTTTCTTAGAATGTGCCTGTTGTGGCAACTGCGATAGTACCAGAGACGTTGAATGTGAGGCTCTGTGTTGAGAGGTCACCGACTGCGCCGTTGATGTCTGTCGTGTTGTTAATAAGGCATGTCATTGTGTAGAGAGGGTTAGTTGCAGATACTGCAGTTCCCTTTGTCTGAAGTAGAACTACTGTGACGTTAGTTCCCCATGCAGCTTGCAAGGTCGCTAGGACGTTAGCAGATGCTGTGTCGTTCAAGAAGTCGATTGTGACAGATGATGCCTCAAGACCCTTGACGAACTTATGGCCAGAGTCACCCATTGCAGTAACTTCGAGCTCATCGAATGCGCGGTTAAGTGTTACTGATGTAACGTGGTCTGATAGATCGACTGAGTTTACCTTCACGCCGACGTTGTTGCTTAGAAATACAGCCATGAGATTATTCCTCGTCTTTCTTAGTGGTTACTGGCTTAGGTGTTGATGGTGCTACCTGCCCGATCTTGATCAGGAAGGCTTCTTGCTCTTTTTCCCACTCGGACATTTTAGCTCCAACTCGTTAGGACTGAGATATTGATATTGCATGTAAGTAGATCACCTGAAGCGGCACTTAGTACGGCAGGAGCCGAAACATCAGAGACGTTATAGGTGTATGAAGATGCAGCGAGCAAGCCAAAGACTCGAACGATGTCGTCTTCAATTCCATTGAGATTGCCTTCGTTGTCCAAGAGAGGCACGAAGATGCTCACGACGAAGTTCGCCATAGGTGAGATTGTTGCATTCCATCCGTTAGATGGAGAAAGGTAAGGATCTGCTGGAGCAATAACTACGCTGTTAGCAATTACAGTTGCAGGTGGGAATGAGAATACTGAATACTTTGTATTATCGACTAGAGCTGCTGCGATACCTGCGCGGAGTGTTGATATGGCGGCCATCAGCCCACCATCGATCTCGGATCAAGATATGGAGCAAGTAAGCCGCGCACGCGAGCAAGTAAGGTGTTACCCATGCGGTAGGGCGAAGGCTGATAACCATCGATGGTGACTCCGCCGCTTGATGGGGCTTGGCGAGACTGCCAGATGTCGATCGAAATCATGAGAGACGCTTCTTGAATCGCCGGAATCGTTGTGTAATCGACTGTGGCTACTGCTGCTACCCGTCCAAAAGGAGTCACTGTATGTTCAGGTTGCGCTGTCGGACTGCCTGTAACTGCATAAGTGATAGATGTGTTACTCAATCCAGTGATTGCCTTAGATCCATTATGAGGTGCGCCGTTACCACTGATCGTTACAGTTTGACCGACAT